TTGTTTTATGATTACACTTCTTTGTTTTATGATTACGTTTTTTTGTTTTATGATTACGTTTCTTTGTTTTATGATTACGTTTCATTGTTTTATGATTACGTTTCATTGTTTTATGATTACGTTTCATTGATTGTAATATATATTTTTATTTTATTTTATTTTATAAAATAAAATTGATTATACTATCTATAAAATAAAATATATAAGTTATTCGACGAAAGATGATGCGTATAGTGTTTAAAACCATATATGATATTATTGCATCAAAATATTGTTGTTCAAAAAAGGCACTAAATGAAAATAGTACAAAATATCATGGGACGCCGTTTTCCGATTTAAATATAATGTTTATTATAATTTATCATTATTTTATGTTAATGAATGTATCGTTTATTTTGGTTTCAACAAATATTATTCCATTATGTGTACTGTATTGTTTCTCCTATTATCTACCTATTTGGGTAATTGTATATATTTCAAATACAATTACGATGACGGTAATGTTTAGTATTTTATGTCAAATTAAAGAAATGGTAAAAGATATGAAATGCGTGTGTTCAAATAATAATATTCAATTAAATACCGAAGAAATGATAAACGCAGTTGAAACAAATAATATTAGTAATGATAATAATAATCAAATCATGAATCACGGTGAAAATAGTTTGATTAATGAACTAATTGAAACACATAATAGTAATGATAAAAAGAATAATTAGATATACTCTATCTCATATGTTTTATTTCCGCCTTCATCCTTGATTATTAAGTTACCAATTTTTAAAATATGACCACTTTGATAACTTTCTAAATCAAATAATTCATGCGTTAATGCATTATAAGCATATTGGTTACCATCAAACTCTATTTTTTGTGCTTTCAAAGTAACTTGTTTTTTATTAATATCGCCCATACTATCACTTTGTTCATCTTGATAACTTGGTTTATATGAAAATTTCGAGTTATCACTAGAACCGAATGCAAAGCATTGTAATTTTTCATTACTATTTGATTTTGAGTGTAAAACACAATCAATAGATGATTCTTTTACTGCATTTAAAATACTATTAGAAATAATTTCTTTTGTAGATGAAATTTCATATAAACTTTCATCTGTTGTAATTGGTTTATCATTAAGTTTACTTTTATCATGTAGACGCAATTCGCGTGTTTCGTCTCCTTTTAATTGTTTTTCTGAAATACTCATTAAGTATAAGAAAACATTAACAGATCTTAATTCTTCTGGTAAATCTTGATGACTACATATACGACGAGCACGACCAATAACTTGTTCAATACGCACTGGATGCCAATATGGTTCTGTAATATGAACATAACGAACATTTTTTAAGGAAATTCCTTCGGCACCGGATGATGTAATCATTAATAATTTAATAATATCGCCCATATTATTGTTAGGTGAAATTTGTTTTAATTTTTGTACAATAGTGTCGGGTACATATTTCCATGCATTATTTAATACGTTTCTTATAATTTCTTTTTCTTCGGCTGTTTCAGTACCAGTATATAAAGCAAATGTAGGTTTTCCGATATCTTTTTCAGGTATTGCTAAATTCCAAATTTCTCCAGTTTTTTTTATTTTAAATTGAGTAAATCCATTATGTTCTAATATTAATTTTAAAATACCAATACCTTCTATTTGTCTGAATTGTGTATAAAGTAAATGAATGCCTTGATGATCATCGTCTTTTACATTTTCCAAAATATGTAAAAATTTAGGACTATAAATTTCAAGTGCTTCTGGTGTTAAATATTTATCACTATTTTTCTTTAAATTTGATAATGCGGTATTAATCCGATCTTTATAGGTGGTTGATATATCAACTGTATCTACAAGTGATCTAGATGGGTCAACTTCATCGCCATCATTGTCATCATCAAACGATTCATCTCTATTTAAAATTTCTGTATTATCGACAGCATCAATTAAATCCTCATTGATAACATTATTATTAATTGCATCATTTAAATCCAATTCTTCTCCATTATCTCCTTTTTTGTCAGGCATAGGTCTCATAATTTCTGGTTGAGGAAATACGAAATTGCAAAATAATCGTGAAAAAATACGATAAGTAGATGTTGATTTTTCATACAAATCATCAGTAACATTTGTTTGTTTCTTCCCTTTTAATGCGTTCCTTTTATCCTGTGCTCTTTCAAGTACACGTGCTTCTTCGTAAATAGCAAATTGGAAATCACTCATAGGTATTTTAATGATTTTAAAATCATCTGGATTTGTTTTTGTATATCGAGGCATTAATGATTCTTGTGCACTACGGAAGTAAGATGTAAGACCCAATATACGTTTTTTAAACATATTCATATTTTTTAATTCTCCGTTCGATTCAATAAAATAAGTTTTAAATTCATCAAGTGTATCTGGTAATGCTTTATAATTGGCAACAGATATATTTGTAGGCATAAGTGTAATATTGTTTTTTTTTAAAATAGCAGTAACCAATTTTATAAAATTCTCATCGTTAATTTCACCGCGTTCGCCGATTTGTAAATTTATTCCAGCATATGTTTTATCCTTTGCAGATACTTTATTTACAAATCCAAATGGATTACGGGTAATAACGAGTGTTGTATTTGATGCCTTATATTCAATCAAATCCAAAATATGACCACCTAAAATAGTTGGTTTAAATAATGATTGTAAATATTTTGCATTAACCGGTTGTTTTGATGAAATAGTAAGTTTTAATGTCCATGTTGTAATATGTCCACGTAAAATATTGAATAATATACCAATTTCATTTGGGTAATTAATAACAGGCGTTCCTGATAATAAAACAATTTTTACATTTACTGCTTTCATTAATAAGTTATATAAAGAAGTAGCAATTGTAGGTTTTTTTTTAGATAATTTATTAACAATACGACTAACTAAATTATGTGCTTCATCAACAATAACGACAGCATTATCAAATGGATTAATTGTATTATTGTGTGTTAATTCAGTTATTTTTTTTTCGCGTAACCCATTATAATTAATGAATTTATATTTATGTAAAATCATTTCATCAATTTGTTTATTAAGGGTTAATTTATCATTTTCTGTAAGTGAATCATAATTAGATGGTTTAGACATATTAACTAACCATGCTCCTCCATGTTTATTAATATAATCTACAGATATAGATAAAACCTTTGATAAATTTTCAATAATTTCTTCATCTTTGCCTTCGGTTTGAATAAATTCCCAAAATTGATTTTTTCGATATATTTCATCTCCGCATTTTTTTAATTCTTCTCTATAATTTACTTGGAGAGAAGCAGGTGTCATTACAATAACTTTTTTATCTGATTTCATTCCTTCTGCAATTGCAATAGAAGAACATGTTTTCCCAGACCCCAAACCATGATATAGTAATAATCCTCGATAAGGAGTATATAAATTTAAATAATCTTTCACTATTTCTTGATGCGTCATCAAAGAAAACTCATTGGTTTGATCGTTTCCTGCACATGTCGCAGGTTTACTTGCTTCATCTGATAATTTTTTTTTATATTTTAAGAATACAGACGATATAAAATTCACAAATATTTCTCGATTATTCATATAATAATTTGATGCAGGTATAAAAATAGGTTTTTCCAGTTTTTTTTTAAGACGTATTGAGATAGGTATATCATCAATTACAATATCAGAAATAGGTCCTTGTTTGATACCAACTAATGGTTTTTTAGTTCTTCTTCGCATTGTTATTTTTGGCAATTTAGTTTCTTCTTCCTTTTCTTCTTCATCTTCCTTTTCTTCTTCGTCTTCCTTTTCTTCTTCGTCTTCCTTTTCTTCTTCGTCTTCCTTTTCTTCTTCGATGCGAGATAATTGAACTTTAGGTTTTATTTTTAATGTTTTGTTTTTTTTAATAGTAAATTTTTTTTGGGTAACGTTTGGTTTTGTTTTTTCTTTTGTTTTTTCTTTTGTTTTTTCTTTTGTTTTTTCTTTTGTTTTTTCTGTTTCTGTTTCTGTTTCTGTTTCTGTTTCTTTTTCGTGCAATATATTATCGTTACCTATTTCATCTCTATCTTTATCATTTTCAACTATATCAATAACTGGTTTTGTTTCATCAACTATTTTTTTAGATTTTAATGTTTTTAAAAAATTACTTCTATCAAAAAAACCGTTATTTTTGGATTTATCAATAATATTTACAACATTCTTATTCACTTCTTCGATATCGATTGGTTCATCGTCTTCATGTGGTAATTCTTCTTCTTCCTTTTCTTCTAATTGTTTTATCTCTTTATTAAATTTAGTACCTTGTTTCGGTTGACCGTTTACCTTAGGTTTTAAATTCAATTCAAATTTTTTTTCAACTGCGGGAGGTTTATTAATTTTTAATTTAGCTAAAAGCAATGCTGACATATCTTATATTAAATACATATTTTTAAAAACAAAAAAAATATGTATTTAATTAGTTAAAATATAATTATATATATTTATATAATTTACATAACGCTGCCATCAATCATTTGTATAGATTTTTCACTGGCAATTTGCTCTGCTTTTTTTTTAATCTTATGTACACCTTTTCCTAAAAATACAAATACATATGATTGTTCTAATATTTTTTCTTGAATTTTTTGAAAAGAACCAAATGTTTTAAATGGTACAATATCACTACTTTGCATTGCATGAAGTGGTCGCCCTACACGTAAAATAACATCCATTTCATAACCATCTTCTAATGTATGACTAATTTCTAAATAATCAGGTGTTGTTTTAAATTCTTTCTGAATTTTTACTTGAAGAATATTTTTAAAATTGTCATCAGTGTTAATAATTTTACTCCAGTCAACATGTGTTTCAAAAACAGATTCTACAAAAATTTGTGCCATTTGAAATCCTGGACCAGTAACAAATACATCCTTAAACCACCCATGTTCATCATTAACTGTAATTTTATTAAAATCTAAAAATAATGCACCAATAAATGCTTCAAATAAACAACCCAATTTTTTGAGATTTGTTCTTATTTTCTTTTCCTCTGCGTATTTTGAAATAATTAACCATTTATTAATGTGCATATCATATGCTAATTTACCAATATGTTCATTTTTTACAAGTGCAATTTTTTTTTCAGTCATAAATCCTTCATCTGCTTTAGGAAAACGACGATATAGATAATATTTTGTAATAAGTTCCAATACACCATCTCCGATAAATTCTAATCTTTCGTTTGATTTAGTCTTTAATTTAATACAATCAGGAGGACAATCAACAATAGTAATATTATTAGTTTCATTTTCAAATTGTGGACGTTTTGTATAAGAACTATGAACAAATGCACGTTTATATAATTCTAAATTGTTTACAGGAGCATTTATACCATACCGCGTAAGAATAGATTGAACATTATTCAATGTAATCTCGTTATTTTCATTATTGAAAGGGTTAAACACTAAGTTATCTCCAAATTTAGTAACATCGCCATCTTGTAAAATATGTTTAATTTCATCAGAATTTAGTAAATTTGGTGTGTTTTCGTTTTCCATAATAGTGTATTAATAAATAGTATATTATATTTAGAAGATCGATTTTTTTAAATTTGTTTTAATTATAATTTATATAAAAAAATATATAGTGTAATATTATATATATAATGACCATTGCAAGAATTGGACAACGAAATATGAATATGGCAGATAACGCTAACTCTAAATGCCCAGGACTTGCGCCAACCGTCGGTCTTAACTCGTCGGTTGCTGCTGTTTACAGAAAACGAATTGGATGCTGCGGAAAGTGCGTTATTTCTATGACGAAAAACACTGCATATGGTTGCAGTGTTGGTTGTACTACACGTAGACATTAAATATTTAAAAGGAATTATATATAAAAAGGAATTAAGTATTATTCTTTTAATAAGCATATTAGTATTTAATGCTTATTAAAATAGATTATAGAGAGAGTAAATTATTATTATTATGTAATGCATATATTCAAGATAATTCAGATATTCAGATAGTTAGTGAGAATTTACCATTAGGAGATATTATAATTTGTGATAATAATGGGAATGAAAAAATTATAATAGAGAGAAAAAATCTGAATGATTTAGCTTCAAGTATTCGCGACGGACGTTATAAAGAACAAGGTTATCGGTTAAATCAATGCGATATGCATAACCATCATATTTATTATTTGGTTGAGGGCGATTTGAGATATTATCGTCCATTTAAAGGAATGCCTGATAAAAAGACTTTATTATCAGCAATGGTTAGTATCAGTTATTTTAAAGGATTCTCTCTTTATCGAACCAATAATTTAGAAGAAACATCAGAATGGATCCTTCAGTTTGCAAATAAATTAATTAAAGAAGGGAATGATGCTGTACCGTATTATGATGGAGGTGCCGAAATAATTAATGAAAATACAGATTATACACAAGTAATTGGAAAAAGAATTAAGAAAAACAATATTACACCCGAAAATATATCGGAAATAATGTTATCTCAGATACCTAATGTAAGTAATGTATCAGCAAAAGCAATAATAGATAAATTTAAAACATTTTCAAATCTTATACAATGTATTGAAAAAGATTCAGCATGTTTAAATGATATTTTATTATATAATAAAAACGGGCAATCCAAAAATTTATCAAAACCATGTATTAATAATATTTATGAATTTTTAATAAAAAAATCAAATATTACAATAGATACTTTATAATGATTAAATTTATAATGATTAAATTTATAATGATTAAATTTATAATGATTAAATTGTAAATAAACTAAATATATTATAAAATAATAGATATTATAATATATAATATGTTTTCTGATAATACTTATAAAATTATTGGATATGTAGTTGTTCTTTTTTTTTTAATATGTGTTATGTGTAAATCCATTCAGTTCCAAAGTGGTATCATAATAGAAGGTTTAGAAGGAAAAGATAAAACCAAAGATAATAAAAAAATGATAGATAATAAAGACGATAAATCAAAGGAAAGTAATAAAGAAATTAATGATACTATAAATGATGCTATAACCCAATATAAAGATTTAATAATAAGTGAAACAGATTTAGATCTAGATGATATTGAAAGTCGAATAAATAATAATAAAATTCAAAATATGGAAAAATATTTATTAAATATTACAACATTAACCAACTGTAAAAAAATAATCAATAATGAAGAATAATTGTATTATTCAATTATATAAAATATAGTTAATAAAATATATTTTATATAATCATTTAGTTATCGACAATGTCTCTTGAGTATGAAACTCCTCCCCAATTAGTGTCCATTGCGTTTGCACTATATTGTCCATTTTCACCATTTGAGTATATTTTATCTAACGGAGTATTAATGCCTATGTTTTGATTATTTGAATCGTATCCAGGGTAAGAGTTAACATTATAATTATTATTATTGTCTCGACCAGCATCGATCAATTTATTTATCGGGGACTCTGTTGGTTGTTGCATTATTTTTTCATCTAAATGCGTAAAATCTGGGATGTCATTTTCACTTTCATTTTCAGTAAAATTAGAACTATTTAAATAATAGTCAGGTAATCCACCATTTATTTTAGTTGGACTAGAATGTGCTTTATAAACAGGTTCTCCTTGCGTATTATATGAATGTTGTAAAAATAAAATAGGACATATAATTCCTTGACTACGTTGCCATTCGGTGAATTCAGTATATTCTTCTAAATTTTTAAAACGTATCGGGTTTACGCCGGGAATTGTAGCACGTTTAGTATTATATAAAAAGAAGTTATTACTTTTTTGGACAAGCATATCCGGGCAATTTTCGGAAATAGTATGTTCATTATCATTGTCGTTGTCGTTATCGGTTGTAAATGTTTCAATATCATTTGAACGATATATAAAATAAAATCCCAATAAAAATAAAAATAAAATTATAATTAGTTTATACATGTATATAAAAATATATATATTATAATTTACAATAATATATAGAATTATAATTTAATTTCTAAAGAATGTATATAACACAATAATGTCAAGTAATAAAAGATATTTACAAATAGCACATATAGAAAAAGACAACAAAGATATAAATAAAAAAGACATAGATTTAAAAGAAATTACTACAGTTTCGTCATTGGATGTTAGTAATATGGTTACCAATAAAACCCCAATATTTATAAAATTTTATGCAAACTGGTGTGGGCATTGTATACAAATGCATGAATCGTGGATAGAATTAATACAATATTTTAAGAATAATTATTCAGATGCAAATATGTCAATTGTATCAATTGAAGAAAAGTCAATAAGTGATGTGAATATAAAAAATAATTTAATAGATAAAACACAAAACCTTACAGTTAATGGATTTCCTACAATTGGGTTGATTGTTTATAAAAATGATAAACCATCATTTATTCAATATAATGGATCGAGAACAAAAGATGAAATGATTGCTTTTATAAAAAAAAATGTATTATTAACAAATAAGAAAAAAAATGGATTGAAACGTGTAAATAAAATTACGCGTAAATTCAAAGGGAAAAGTAATAATGTAAAAAAACCATCAAATAAAAATATAAAATCCATTAAGCAAAAGTATAAAACCATTAAAAAAAAGTATAAAACCATAAAAAAAAATGTAAAAACATTAAAAAAAAAATATAAAAACATTAAAAAAAAGTATATATAATAAATTCAAAAAACGTATATAATCTATTATAACATCTGTAAATTAATTTTATCATATGATAAAATTAATAAAAATATTAATAATAAAATTGAATTAAGTAAATAATAATACAAAGATTGTACACCATACTATACCAATATTGAGATGTACACGTCATATCGTCTTCTTACCTTTGAAACGTTCGACGAGGAGACAGTGAGTGAAATAACAAAGAGTGGATACGAAAAGAAAGAAAAAACATTCGGAATTAAGATGTTCGGTATAAATGAAAAGGGTAAGACTGTTTGCATTTATGTTATTAATTATACACCGTTCTTTTATGTAAAGGTTAGCGATACATGGACAGATACGGAACGAATACAGTTTGTCGAACAAATTAAAAATGAAATCGGAGAGTTTTACGGAGAATCTATTTTATCTACTAAATTAATTAACCGAAAAAAATTATATGGTTTTGATGGAGGCAAAACTCATAATTTTATAGAATTTAATTTTAAGAATGAAGCAACAATGAAAAAGGTAAAAGGGTTATGGTATTCCAAACTGAATCCTCAATCTGAATATCGATTAAAACCAGAAGGTTATTTATTTGATTATGAATCAACGCGTTTGTATGAATCTCAAATTCCACCGCTTCTTCGTTTATTCCATATTAAAGAATTTAGTCCATCTGGATGGATTGGGTTGCCAAAAAACAAAAGAAAAAAAATTTCGAATAAAACAACAACATGTAATTATGAGTATAGTATTAATTATAAAGATATTATTCCCTTATCAAAAAAAGAAACACAAGTTCCATATAAGATATGTAGTTTTGATATTGAAGCAAGTAGTAGTCATGGTGATTTTCCATTACCAGTAAAAAATTATAAAAAACTCGCGTTGAATATCATTGATACATGTTTATTAGAAAATAATTATACACGTGCATTTATAAAGTCATTGATTTATACTGCATTTGGTTATGATAGTATCGAAAATATTGATAAAGTATATCCATTAAAGAATCACTCAATTGAAAAAATTGAAAAATATTATGATATGTGGATTAAAATAAAACCATCAACATATAAGAATGATGAGGTAGATATTGATATAGGTATATCGCATATGAAGTATGAGGCAAATGAGAGTATTTATGAAAATGATGACAATAATGATAATGATGATAATGATGACAATGATGAAGATAATAAATTGAATGAACAAGTTGAAGAACATAGAAAAAACTATTTACATAAACCCAAAAAATACAAAAAGAGCGGAACTATAATTGACTTATTAATGGATAAAGAAGAATTACGCGAGGTAAAGGTATCAGAATTAACAAGGACATTGAGTTCTATTTTTCCCAAATTGGAAGGAGATAATGTTACTTTTATTGGGTCTACATTTGTTCGTTATGGAGAAGATAAACCGTATTTAAACAATTGCATCGTAAAGGGTACATGTAATGAATTAGAAAATGCAGAAATTGAAACATATAATACAGAAAAGGAAGTATTACTTGCTTGGTCAAAGTTAATACAGCGTGAAAATCCAGATATTGTAATTGGTTATAATATTTTTGGTTTTGATTACCAGTTTATGTATTTAAGAGCAAAAGAATTAGGTTGTGAAAGAGAGTTTTTAAAATTATCAAGAAATAAGAATGAAGTATGTTTAAATAAAAATTGGAGAACGGGAGAAGAGGGATTAGAAGAGAATACACTTGTTATTGCAAGTGGTCAGCATGATTTAAAATTTGTAAAAATGTCAGGAAGATTGCAAATTGATTTATATAATTATTTTAGACGTGATTATCAATTGACTCAATACAAATTGGATTATGTTGCTGGTTATTTTATTGGCGATTATGTGAAAAAAATAGAACATTTAAATAAATCAGAAGAAGGATCATCGAGTGAATATACAAAAATTTATAGTAAGAATTTAGTTGGATTAGAAAATGGAAGTTTTGTTAATTTTGAAGAAGAAGCACATTCGTCAGATCAATACAAAAATGGTAAGAAATTTGAAGTAAGTGACGTCGATAGTGAAAATGGTACATTTATTATTCGTGGTAAAGAAGAACCAGATTTGATAAATAAAAAGGTAAAATGGGGTATGGCAAAAGACGATGTAACTCCTCAAGATATTTTTAGAATGACAAATGAAGGTCCAGCAGAGCGTTCTATTATTGCGAAATATTGTATTCAAGATTGTAATCTTGTTCATCACTTGATGAAAAAAATAGATGTTATTACAAGTTATATAGAAATGGCATCATTGTGTAGTGTTCCGATGGACTTTCTTGTTATGCGTGGACAAAGTATAAAACTAACAAGTTATGTTTCAAAAAAATGTCGAGAAAAAGATACATTAATGCCCGTTATTGATAAATCGTTAGATGATGATGGGTATGAAGGTGCAACTGTATTAGAACCCAAATGCAATTTATATTTAGATACACCAGTTGCTTGTGTGGATTATAGTTCACTTTATCCTTCAAGTATGATTAGTGAAAATATTTCACATGACAGTAAAGTATGGACACGTGAATTTAACATGGATGATAAATTAATTATTGAAACAGGCGAAAAAGACGATAGAACCGGCATTTATATATATGATAATTTACCTGGTTACGAGTATGTTAATATTACATATAATACATATAAATGGCAACGCAAAAATAATAATCCCAAAGCAGGAATGGAAAAAATTAAAATTGGATATAAAATATGCAGATTTGCCCAATATCCTAAAAATGAAGAAACAGGTGAAACATCACACGCAGTCATGCCGTCGATTTTAAAGGAACTGTTAGCAGCACGTAAATCAACTAGATCGCTTATTAAAACCGAACCTGATGAATTTATGAAAAATATTTTGGACAAAAGACAATTGAGTATTAAAGTTACTGCTAACTCATTATATGGTCAAACTGGTGCAAAAACAAGTTCTTTCTATGAAAAAGATTGTGCTGCATCTACAACGGCAGTTGGTCGTAAATTATTAACATATGGTCAACGTGTTATAGAAGAAGCATATAAAAATGAAATAGTTGAAACAACAAACTATGGAAAAGTTCGTACTCGAGCAGAATATGTGTATGGTGATACAGATTCAGTATTCTTTCGATTTAATCTAGAAGATTTAGACGGAATTCCTATTATTGGTAAAAAGGCATTAGAAATTACTATTGAGTTAGCAAAACAAGCAGGTGAATTAGCATCAATGTTTTTAAAAAATCCCCATGATTTAGAATATGAAAAAACATTTCTTCCATTTTGTTTACTATCTAAAAAACGTTATGTTGGTATGCTTTATGAAAATGATCCAAATAAAGGGAAACGTAAATCTATGGGTATTGTATTAAAACGGCGTGATAATGCTCCTATTGTAAAAGATATTTATGGTGGAATCATTGATATTTTAATGAACAGTCATAATATTGAGGAAGCATCAACCTTCTTGAAAGAGTCATTACAAAATATAGTAGATGAAAAATGCGGTATTGATAAACTTATCATTACAAAATCATTAAGGTCAGGTTATAAAAATCCACAACAAATCGCACATAAAGTATTGGCAGATAGAATTGGTCGCCGCGATCCAGGAAATAAACCAAATAACGGGGATCGAATACCATATGTATATATTGATAATCCAGATAAAAAGGCATTACAAGGTGAACGAATAGAAACACCAAGTTATATTAAGGATCATAAATTAAAAATAAATTATTCGTTTTATATTACTAATCAAATTATGAAACCAGTTCAACAATTATTTGCGTTAGTATTAGAACAATTAAAGGATTTTAAAAAAAAATATGGTCATACATTACGTAAATGGAAATGTACAATAGATGCACTAGAAAAAGAATACAAAGACAATTCTGAAAAATTAAAAGAAAAAGAAAATTCATTAAGAAACAAAGAAGTTAAATCAATATTATTTGCACCATATTTAAGGCATACAAATAATATGAAAAATGGTGATACAAATATAAATATGTTCTTTTCTACAACAAAGAAAAATTAACATATACTTATCGTACAATAATATATTTTTTTATAAATATTAAATACTATATATAAATTGTTTAAACATAATTTTATATAATAATCAGTAAATAAAAATGTCAAAATATGAAAAATATGCAAATAATGGATTAACTGGTTTAGCTAATTTAGGAAATAGTTGTTATTTAAACGCATGTATGCAAATTATATCACATACATATGAACTCAGTGATTTTTTAAATAAAGGTGATTATAAATCAAAATTAAATAAATTACCTGATTCAATTATTTTATTAGAATGGGATAAGTTACGGGAATTATTATGGCAAAAAAATGCGACTGTTGCACCAAATGGATTTATAAATTCTCTTAAAAAAATGGCAAAAATAAAAAAACATGATATATTTACTGGATATTCACAAAATGACGTTGAAGAATTTTTATTATTCATCATTGATTCATTCCATAATGCATTATCACGTGAAGTAGAAATGAAAATTACTGGAAATATGCAGAATGATACAGATAATTTAGCAATTACATGTTATAACATGATGCAAACATTATATAAGAAAGAATATTCTGAAATGGTAAATATTTTTTATGGAATTCATGTATCACAAATTGTATCTGATGAAAATAATAAAATATTGTCTCAGCGTCCTGAACCGTTTTTTGTATTAAATTTATCTATACCAGATGTAAAAGGACATTCTACATTATATAGTTGTTTTGATCATTATTGTGAATCAGAAATTTTATCAAACGAAAATGAGAATGCATGGTTTAATGATAAAACTAATTCATATGAAGACGTAAAAAGAAATATTATTTTTTGGAGTTTACCTAATATAATGATTATTACTTTAAAACGATGGAATATAGTAAATCGTAATAAATATAATGATATTATTAATATACCTATAAATAATGCAGATTTTTCAAAATACGTAAAAGGTTATAATGCAAATTCATATATATATGATTTATACGGAATATGTAATCATAGTGGTAATGTAAATGGTGGACATTATACTGCTCATATTAAAAATGCAAATGGTAAATGGTATAATTTTAATGATACAATAATAACTGAAATAGACGAAAGCAAAATTATATCTTCGCAAACATACTGTTTATTTTATAGAAAAAAATAATAACATAATTAATATATAAATATGGATGATGATAAATTAGTTATTGATAAATTAGAAAATAAATATGTTGGTATAGAACCAATGTTATTAATATGTGTAATTGCTATACTTATTATTTATTATTATTTATTTTCGTCTTTAGGAAATAATGCAGATAATAAATCATCTATAATTACAGTTGTATTTGAAACAATGTTATGGGTTCTATTTATTATTATGTTATTGATTAATGGTCTTATTTATATTTTTGGTATTGATTTAATACAAACATTAAAATTTTGGATTCGTCATAATGATGAAACTGATGTTAATGATGACAGTGACAGTGACAGTGACAGTGACAGTGATAGTGATGGTGAAATTCCATTTATTAAAAAAAAAGAAGTTTTTCATTTACCAGAAAATAAATATAATTATGAAAATGCTAGTGCTATATGTAATGCATATGATGCTAAATTAGCATCATTCGATGAATTGAATGATGCATATAAAAATGGTGCTGATTGGTGTACATATGGTTGGTCTAGTGATAAAATGGCATTATTCCCAACTCAACGAAAAAAATGGGACGAACTGCAAAAAGTAAAAGGTCACGAACAAGATTGTGGTCGTCCAGGAATTAATGGAGGTTATATTAATGATGTAGAAATGAAATATGGCGTTAATTGTTATGGTGAAAAACCAAAATTAAATTCATCACAAGCATATAAAATGCGTCAAACGCCAATTTATAATAAAACCCCAAAAGAAATTACTTTTAATAAAAAAGTTAATTTTTGGAGGAGTAAAATAAATGATATTGAAATGGCACCATTTAATCATAATAATTGGAGTATGCTATGAGTTTAATAAATTAAAATATACAAAAACTAAATTTTGTATATTTAATATATACATGAAAGGGAGAATAAATAATTTTTATTTTGGTGCTATTATAATATTAGGGGTATTATTATTATACTCTTATTATTATTTTTATAGTATTCATAAAAATATTATTAATAAACTTTGGGGAGGGATCAATAATATTAAAACTTTAAAAAGTATATACTTTATTTCTATATATTTAGCAGCAATCGGTTTTTTATTTACTTTATATTTTTTGCATAAATCAACATCTTTAAATATAAATGAATTATCATATATACCGTTAACTATTTTATTGCTTATTTGTGCATCAATATTTTGGATGCCATTATCATTTAAATATTTAAATGATAATTTAAAATCAGATTATTTAAAGTATTTAATTGTTATTATTTTAACTATTGTTTCAATGTCGTCATTATATTTATTAAATTTAATAAAAAACATTAAAGAAACTAAATATATTAATCATAAAAAAAAAGCAATACTTGGTATGGGATATTTTTTTATACATACTTTTTTTTTAGATAATGTTTTATGGGTACATCATTTTTTCTGAATATATTTTATTTATTCATATTTTCAATTCATTTTTTGCTCCTGTATTTTTTTGTTTTGTTTGTGTTTTTTATTACACGCTGACGCTTCGACATATTTTTAGGTTTTGTAATTTCTGCTAATTCTAATAATTTATCAAATAAACTATCTGGAATAGTTTCAGAATCATTATACGAATCATTATTTTCACTTTGACATACAGTTTGTGTTTTACAAAATAATCCAACTGGAATTCCTAAATCTTCGTGCGTATTATTGGTAGTTTGCTTTTTTTCACCTTTAACTTTTGGCGATTTGTTTTTATTTGATTTTCCTCCACCATTAAACTTTAAATTATTAGGTTGTAACATATAATCATTATTAATTGGATATCCTAATGAAGTTAATACTCCGTTATGTTTTACAACAGTTAAATCAGAATATGCAAGACTCATTCAATATGTATATATATATATATATGAGTGTAATTAATTATTTTGTATAACGCTTAATATCAGATGTATATTTTATCTCTCTTTTATTTTTTATAATACTCATAATTTGGTTTACATGTTCTTCATTCCCAATACAACTTGTTAAACAGTTCTCTATATATTTTAATGTTAAAGGAGATGTTTGTTTTGTTTCGACAAATCTTATTTTCCCATCAGAAATATTAATTGTTGCATTCTTAATATCATTACTTTTTACATAGGTTATGATATCTTGTTCCAATGTATTTCGTTTTGATTTTAATTCTTTCATTTCTTCATTTATTGCCTTTAATTTGTCATCTATCGAAACCCACTGTTTAATATTATTTTCAAACATTATAATAATTTATCTATATTTATATCTAAATTATTATTATTATTAATTAACAATTATATATTGATTTATTTGCGCGATTTGCGTGATTTGCGTGATTTGCGTGATTTTCTCGATTTGTATTTTAAAGTGCGTTTAATAGAATTTCCTATTTTACGAAACCCTCTTTTACTATTTTTGCTACCTTTAAAATAACGCTGCAATGCCAAAAGACCAAATGGAACAGTTGCAGCTTCTATGACTCCTTGCCCTCCCTTCGTTTTCTTCTTATATTTTTTGGTAGAACAACCTTGTTTACGTTTTCCCCCTCCTAATTGAGATTTGACGTTTGATAAATTTTTCATTAAATCCTTAACCATGTTTTCCCCTGGTACTTCTAATGCGGAAGTGCCGTGACTTCTTATTCCCGAAGATCCTCCATATTGTTTAACCATTTTATATTATATATAACTATTTTAATTTAAAATAAATAATAATTAAATCATCATTCTTTTACGCAAAAGTAATACAAAAATACCTAAATGTAATAAAAAACTAATAATAACAAACATCATACATAAATATAAGTATGGTGTAATTTGTATAAGTATTAAATCAATTATAGGTGTTATAAAAATTTTAACCTCTTTTTTCACATCATCTCGATTTAAAATATCTATACATTCGTTAATCAATTTATCTTTTAACATTATTATTCTTATTTGTATAATTATACAAAAAAATATATATATAAATACTTATTTTTTATAAACTATTGCGTGTTATATAAATGTAATTTTTCTAATATATTTGTATTTACAATGGAAAATACAGAATTGAATATATTATCATCTTCATCTATTAATACCTTTAAATTTGATAAAATTAATTTAGATGATCCCGAACCACTACATAATAGTGGATTTTACTTTACTCGGTTATCTTTAGGAAATGATAAAACTCCGCTTTATTTTCAATTGCCAGAATGCAAAACAAAACAAGGTGTTATTTCTGTTAAAAACTCAAAATATATAGATCTAATGTTTGAAAGAAATAATCATAATGATTTAATGGAATGGATTGAAAAATTAGAATACCGGTGCCAAGACATTATAGATTCTAATAAAAATTTATGGTTTCAATCTGAGTTAACTCGTGATGATATTGAAACAATGATGTCACAGATAATAAGATTATACAATTCCGGAAAATATATGCTAATGAGAGTTTTTATTGATGTTAATAAACATACAGGAAATAATAAATGTATTTCATATGATGAAAATCAGTTAGGTATTGATTTAGAAACTATTAATCCGGAACAAACAATTATTCCATTAATTGTAATCGAAGGAGTAAAATTCTCTTCAAGAAGTTTTGAGATATCATTAAAAATGGTACAGGTTATGGTAACCGGGAATAATAATAAAAATACATTATGTTTAATTAAAAAAAATAAAAATCCTGAAAAAGAACCTAATATTGAAAAACATAATGATGTTAAAGAACCTATTTTAGAAAAAACTATTTTAGAAGAACCTATTTTAGAAGAACCTAATTTAGAAGAACCTAATTTAGAAGAACCTAATTTAGAAGAACCTATTTTAGAAGAACTTATTTTAGAAAAACCTATTTTAGAAAAATCTATTTTAGAAGAACCTATTTTAGAAGAACCTATTTTAGAAGAACCTAATTTAGAAGAATATCGTTTAGAAGAACCTAATTTAGAAGAACCTAATTTAGAAGAACCTATTTCAGAAGATCAAATATTGAATATTAGCAAATTAAATAAACCATTATTAGATGAGTCGCATTTGGAAAAAACTTTAGGAAACCAATATTCGAATAACAATGATTTAGAAGAAGTTTTTTTAGATTATGATAATACTAGTGATGTAATTGATTTAAAACAACCAAAAGAAGTTTATTATAAATTATATAATATTGCAAGAGAGAATGCAAAAAAATATAGATTACAAGCAATTCAATCATATTTAGAATCCAAAAAAATTAAATCAAAATATATGTTATTTGATATTGACGACGATTCTGACGATTCTGACGATTCTGATTATGAAAATTATTTAGGATAACCCAAATTAAATATATTAAATAAATTAGCAAAAAAATATTTTATCAGTAATTTAATATAATGACCTTATTGAAAAATTTACAAAAAAACGTTAAGTCTCATCATTTTATTGCCTTAATTGGTATTCTTGTTTTAGCATTTGCCATTATGCAATATACCAACAGAAAGACCAACTATGCTGATGGATTCGAACATGGAAATTCGGATTCCCCTAGTGAAATGCACGGATCCTCCAATCCATCTGGATCGGTCGGGGCAGCTATTCCCGCAACTGAACATATTGGGCAAAATGAGATCTACTCTAATGTCCCTGCTAATGCTAATACAAACACTCACGGATTACCACCTGTAGCGCAAAGAAATGATTATGATCCTTCCGAATTATTACCTAAAGATGTGAATAGTCAATGGGCACAATTAAACCCTGCTGGAAATTCTAACTTTAGTAATGTTAATCTTTTAAAAGCAGGTGCACACCACGGTATTGACACCGTTGGGAATTCGCTCCGAAATGCTAATTTGCAAGAACGTTCCGAACCCCCTAACCCAATGACATCCGTTGGTCCATGGGCAAACAGCACTATTGAACCGGATAATATGCGTCGTACTCTTGAAATTGGATCTAATTAAATAATATTTTAACTAATAATTAAATGATAATTTAAATTTTATATTTAAAAATAATTATAAAATTTCACCAAAGCAATTTATCTGCTAACCATCCACGACTCCATCTTGTATGTCTGTCACGATCATGACGCATCTTATATAACCGCCGTCGAGTTTTAGCGTATTTAATGCCACGTTTTTTAATATAAGTTGGAAAATCGTTCATTCCATTTGCTCCAACACTTGCAATTTTTTTATTATTTTTATAAACATCTATTTTTTTTGTTTTATTCGTAGACGGTTTTACATTAACACCAATTTTCTTTGCCTGTTTATGAGTGTAATTTGTGATAGTATACATATATTTATACTATAATATAATATAATATAATATAATATAATATAATATAATATACTATACAGAATATTAACTATGTCAATATATGTTTTCGGATACGGGTCACTCATAAATATGGAAAAAAATACAGAATTAAATAATAGTATACATAAAAAAATATGCCCGGTTACAGTAAAAGGATTAAAACGTTCATTAAATGTAAATGGTAAAAACCATAGAGTATTTGGTGTAAAAGATGTTAAAACTGCTTTATGTAATGGTCTTTTATTTAAGGTAACAGACAAAGAATTATATAATTTAATTGAAAGAGAGAAATTATACACAATGAAACCATTAGAAAAATCCAGAATACTTTTTAATTATACCAAATGCGTTACATTTAAACCGAATGATAAACTTGTATGTTTTTATCCAATGGAAGGGTATATATTAACAAGGAATAATTTAAATACAAAACCAATAAATAAAAATTATTTACAAATTTGTATTGATGGGTTATATAAAATAAATAAACAGTTTTTAGATGATTTTGTTAAAACGACTGTTATATAATGTGGATCCTATGATAAAATATTGCATAAATATATACAATTCGATATTATGAAGATTAATTTTTGTGGATATGCCATAATTATTTTGATATTATATATTTCTTTGAAAATGTATCAAGAGTCTGATGTGTTTAATTTAAAATGTATCATTTCAGATGTAGATGGAAAAAAATATTGTGTGAGAGAACGAAATAAATTAGAATTAGCGGCAGATCGTTTAGCAACAGTAAATGTTAAAATGCAAAAATTAGTTGATCATTGTTATGATAAATATCCTACGCGTGAAAATATTAAGCGATTAAAAGATGGATTTAATCCTAAAAAAATAATGGAAACACTGCCTACAAGTGAATATACCGCATATAGTCAAAATAAAGGAGAGAAACTTGCATTTTGTTTAAATACTGAGAAAAAAGGTAATATGTTAATTGATCCTAATACGTTGATGTTTGTTGCAACGCACGAATTATCTCATATTGCAACAAAAAGCATTGGTCATAAGGAAGAATTTTGGAATAATTTTAAATTTTTATTAAATGAAGCAAAAAAAATAGGAGTATATGACCCAGTTGATTATAAAAAAAAACCCCAAAGGTATTGTGGTACAAATATATCAGACAATCCATATTTTGATTTATAAAAAAATAATATTAACATTGGATTGTATTAATATTATAAAGTAGGTTATTAATTAATTATTTTTTCAAACACAATATAATTCACATTGCACATATATTCAATATTATATGTTTCATTTCGTGAAATTTCTTTCCATTTTATAGAATCCAATATAGGAAAATATGTATCACATTCAAAATCTCTATCAATATACGTAATATAACATTTATCTATTAAATCCATTTCAATAAATTGTGTATAAACTTGACCTCCTCCAATAATCCAAATATCTTCATAAGTATTATTAATTGTATAATGTTTTATTTCATCAACTGTATTAAATACTTTTAATACATTTTTAAAATTATTTTTAGGTATATCATTAGATGTTTTTTTATATGATAAAATAAAATTATCACGATCATTCAAACCATAACTTTTTTTATTTTCATTAATTATACTTTGCCATGTATTATTCCCCATAACAATTGCATTATTTCCATCACCTTTTGTTAAATTTGAAAAATATTTTAAATCATCTTTAATATGCCAAGGTAATTTACCATTATTTCCAATACCATTATTACGACACATTGCAACAATTATATTAAATTTATTCATTATTAAATGTATATATATATCTTAATTTATATTGTTTATATTAAAACATAATATTCAAATATACATAAAAATATATATTTATGTATATAAACATATGTCAATGGTTGAAGAACCACCTATTTATAAAGTATCACATATACAACTAGTAGGAGAAGAGGAAGGAGTTTTAAGTGATAATGATAATAATATTATTAAAACTATATATGTACTCATAGGAAATCGAATAAACACTAATATGAAAAAATTAGGTGAAAAATTTAAAGAAAATCCAGATAATAAAATATTTAATGGTATATTTACCAAAGATGAATTAGAAGATATTAAAAAACATAAGATAGAAATCCAATTTATAGAAGAAAATATTCATTTAGATGATACAATTGAAACAATTAAAAAGAAAATATTAATAAATTTAAGAAAAAAATTAAATGTATCATTTGATGAATTATATTTGTTTATACAACAAAAAACATATTTAAATCCACTTGATGTTTATAATAATTTAACCCAAAATGAAAATTTAGATTTAACACAATCTAGAATTGAAGATTTTTTTACAAATATTGACGAAATTGATATGGATACAATATATGATAAAATTCTTGAAAAAAAAGATATTTATACTTATTCAGATATTCTGAAATTAAATATAGATCAAAAACCATTTTTAGTATCAACTCCACTAGGACAAAAAATTACATCATCCATTACAAATAATTATCCATATATAGTTAATCCATATGATGTAAATAGTTATGATGATTTTTTAGAAATAAATGAAGACATAACCACAACAACAAATAAAAGTATTTTGATGAATAACGGAGAAATATATAATAATACAATTTATCTTTGTTTGGCAGAAGAATTATTGAATTATCAATTAAAAAAAGATAAACTAAATGTTGAAAATACATTAGAAAACGAAAACAAACTATTTCAAGAAACCACATTTAAAATTTATTTTCCATATTTATATGATGATGATATAAGAAATATTGATGATTTAAATCGAAATAAAGAAGGATTGAACGATAAAACCGATGATATGATTACAGAAGTATTTAAAACCCATAATAAAAATATTAATTTATTTTATGATATATATTTAGAGCGGAAAAACGAAATAAAATACGAGGATAAAGGTATTACCTCAATTGATTTAATAATTTATCAATCACAGATATTTAAATTTCCTCTTGATATAATTTTTAAACTTATACATGCAACAAAAAAAATACCATTAATTAAAATGAATCAATCAGTTAAACAAGAAAAAATATATAAATTGTTTACAGACAAAATTGCAACAAATGGTAAAAAAATACCTTACTTGGATAAAGGATCTATTTTTAAATTGGATAAAATAATGGCAAAAAACAAAAGTGTATCAATTTATATAGAACATGAAATAGAAAAAACATCTGGTGTGAAAGAAATTATACCCATTATTTGTGAAATCAGTAATGAAGGAAATATAACAATTAATGTAAAATTTAATAATACAGTTGATAATGAGTATATTAATAAGTTATTACTTGATACCATAAATCCAATAATTAAGGATTTACAAGATTATTTATCACCAATTGGATATAAAATGGATAATTTTGTTAATATAGATAATAAAAATGTTGAAATTTTAAATATAGAGTATGAAACTCATTTTCCAATAAAAAATACTATTAATATTAATGGGATAAAAAGTTGTTTAACAAGTATATTTAATATTATGGGTGGTAACATAAAGGATGGATTAACAATGCGTTTTAAACGAGTTGAAAATTATAATGATATGGACAGTCAGGAATCATTTATTATAGATATGATTCAATCACATTATCAATATTCAACTAATGATATTATAACATTTTTACAAGATAATTTTCATATAACAGAAGAAAACGCACGTTTAAAATATGCAGAAGTGCAACAATCAAGACAACTAATGGAAGTCGGAAATAAAAAATTAAAATCCACAATAAATCCTGGATTTTTAACAACTATTAAACAAAAACCATTTGAAAGTACTATTATTATAAACGTTAAAGGGATAAATAATTTTAATTATTTAAAAACCTTGAATATTTATTTTGAATCATTTATACGCATAACTCAACCATTAGAATATAAATCTATAAAATACCGTGATAAAATTTCAGAGTTATGTAAACAAAAAGGAAAAAAAATTGAAAGGAAGGAAATGCAAGTTGACGATATAATTGCAAAAAATGAACAAATGAATACAGATGATATACAAGTTAATATAATTGAAAATAAATTAGTATTTAACCATATAAATGAACAAAACGAAGATGATGAAGTTGTAAACGAAGATGATGAAGTTGTAAACGAAGATGATGAAGTTGTAAACCAAGATGATGAAGTTGTAAACCAAGATGATGAAGTTGTAAACCAAGATGATGAAGTTGTAAATGAAGATGATGAAGTTGTAAACCAAGATGATGAAGTTGTAAATGAAGATGATGAAGATGTAAATGAAGATGTAAATGAAGATGATGAAGATGACGAAGATGATGAAGATGACGAAGATGATGAAGATGATGAAGTTGTAAACGAAGATGATGGAGAAGGAAAACAAATAGGTTTAGATATTAATAAAGATGACGAATTTGATGAAGAAGATTTTTTATACCGGTTCGGCGAAGATCAGGAGGAAGATGAAGATCAGGAGGAAGATGAAGATGAAAACAATATACAAGGATTAGAAGGAGGAAACAGTGATAGTGAGAGTGATATTGAGAGTGATAGTGAGAGTGATAGTGAGAGTGATAGTGGTAGTGAGAGTGAAATTGAGAGTGATAACGAAGAAAACCATATACAAATCGATCACACTGGCGAAAGACTAAAAAACCCAACACCATTTGAAAAACGTATTACAAAACGAGATAAATCGATCATAAAATCAAATATTGGAAAAAACAATTTTCATTCTTATTCAAAATCATGCCAAGCAAATAGATATAGACATCCGGTTATGTTAACTCAAAAGGAAAAAGATTATATTGATAAACAGGATAAAGTAAAAAAATTGGGGAAATCTTATACCAACGCAGTTGAATATAGTACGGATCCAAAGAAAAAATTTTATTATATATGTCCACGCTATTGGAGTTTAAAAGAAAATAGAAGTATGACACCTGCTGAAGTAAAAGATATATCAAATCAAGTAATCCCAAAAGGATCAAAATCTGTACCAAAAGGAAAACATATATACGAGTTCAATGATAATGGAATAGAACACAAAAAAGGTGATAAATATATAGATCATACACCTGGATTTTTAAAACCAAATAAAGGTTTACCATGTATACCATGTTGTTTTAAAATACCAAAAGATAAAGGTAAACAAAACGACGATAGCAAAATGGAAGATAGCAAAATGGAAGAACGTATACAACAATGTAAAAATCCAAACCAAGATAATATAGAATTAAATAAAACAAATAAAACACAATTAAATAAAAAAACTATAAATGAACAAAAAGATGATTATGTACTGTCGCCTGATAAATTTCCAATAACACAAGAAACACGAATGGGATTTTTACCTTTGGCAGTTCAAGTATTTTTGAATACTGATAATAAAAAATGTCAAATAAGTGATATGAATATAAATATTAAAGAAAACCATTTCTGTTTATTGAGACATGGCGTAGAAATAAATGACAAACAATCTTTTATTGCATCAATCGCTTATATATGGGATATAATGGAAAATAATGGTAGTAATAAACCAACAATAAAAGAGATGAAGGATAAATTAATAAAATCAATTACAGTTGATACATTTGTTACATTACAAAATGGAAATTTAATAAAACACTTTTATAAACAACAAGATAAAGAAATCAATGAAGTGAAAATAAATGATGATTCTGTATTTGCAGAAGTTTTTCAAAAAGAATCAAAAATTTACAATTTAATATTAAAAAAAAAAGAAAATGATCGCAAAGAAAATGATCGTAATTATTATAATGAATTGTTAAAAAAAATTGCATCTGCTTATACAAATTTCATTGATTTTTTAAATGATGATGATATTGATATAGATTATGAATACTTATGGGATTTAATATGTAAACCAAACAATAATTTATTTAAAAAAGGTATTAATTTGGTTATTTTAGAATTATCACAAAAAGATATAACAGACAATGTTGAAATTATTTGTCCTTCTAATTATTATACAAAAACATTATTCAATAAAGACAAAAAAACAATTATATTATTAAAAATAGATAATTTTTATGAACCTATAATAACATATAATAAATGGAGAAAACCTAATCCAAAATATAACAAGAATAAACCAATATCAAAAGTTAATTATGAATTTGAAGATCAAGATGGGTATTCTCCTGATATTGATGTAAAATTATTACCAAGTGTTGAAAAAACATTAAATACAATAAATACAGTATTTAATTCTAAATGTATGCCACGCTCAAGTATGCCAACAGTTTATAAATTTAAACAAGCAATGAAACTTGAAATTATTGTAGACATTTTAAAAGAAGTAAATTACACTATAGAAAAACAAATAATGAATTATGATAATAAGATAATAGGTATTATTGCTAAGAATGAAAGTACCCAAACAAAAGGATTTATACCATGTTTTCCATCGTCGTTTAATATTATTGATAATGAAATAATATTTATGGATAATGTATATGATTTTTCATATTCATATACAGATACAAATGATTTTTTGAATGAGTTGTACGATAATACAAACAGAATTAATAAACCTATACCGTGTAAACCATATATGAAAGTTATCGATGATAAACATATTGTTGGCATTTTGACTATAGCAAACCAATTTGTTGCAATAAATAAAGCAATATCAACGATTGATGATAATTACGATATTGATTTGCCAATATTAAATAACTCAGATCATATAGAAACAAATAAAACTATAAGTACTAGTAATGAAATAGATAAAGAGAGAGTATTTTACATACATAAGATAAAATTAGAAACACAGTTTTATAATATTTTTAGAAATATAGCTAGATATTTACTAGGGAATTCTAAGTATATTAGTTTACGTAAACAAATAGAAGAACGCACGAATTCGTCTCTTACATATTTTAAAAAAATGAATAGCATAGAAAAAATATTAAAACAATTAATGATAAATTATGTTTCATTTAAAAACTATAGTGAAAATGATTTGTTAAAAATAAATAACATAACAACCTGTTATAATGAGTCTGATTGTAAATATAAACGATATTGCAAAAAAGATAAAAATAATAATTGTATTCTTATGATACCGAATTTAAACTTAATTAATAATCAATATAATAATAATTTTTATTATGCAAAACTGGCAGATGAAATCATTCGTTATACTAGAATTAATTCATTTATGTTTGATCAAAAAACATTGTTAAATTTTTCAAAATTAAATTATAACCTAAGAGATAATGAGATTATATTATTGCAATCATTACTAACACAGGAATATTTTGATAATATTACATTAGCAAAGGACAACTCATTTGTAAAATATAATTCACATAATACATCTCAACCACAAATCAATCAAGTATATTCGACTGTATTTGATAATAATAGTATTTAAAAATTAATAGTTCAAATATTATTAATTACTTATTTATATCTCTTTAATATTCATAATTATTGATGGTGTTTCAGGAATACCATTATTTGTATTTGTGTATATTAAATAATTATTTGAATCGCCATAAATATTAATCTCTATATAATCATCTTCTGAAAGATCAACAATATCTGTATATGATATATTTTGCTCTGAACTTGAAGAAGTATATATTTTTTTATTAGATTTTGATATGTTTACACCATTTATCGAATACCATATATTTAATCCAGTTCCTCCATTTGTTTTTGCTTGTGCGTTATATTTAATATTATATGTCCCTGTAGATGGAATTATAATTCTCTCATTACCGGATAAATCAATACCTCCTGATATAGTTTGATTTGAAAATGATACTTTTAAAGGATAACTAACACCTGAAATATCTGTAGTTGATAAAAATGATCCATATACTGGAGTATAACTTGGACCTACTGGACCAATAGCACCAACTTCTCCTGGTTGAGTGTGTGATACTTGATTTACAGTTAAAATTGTTGATGGTACAGCAGGTGCGTTTGATGTTGAAGAAAGAGAAGTTAACAATACATTTGATCCATCGATTAATGCCATTATTTCAAAATAGTCATCTTTATTAAATTGTTGAATATAATTCCAAGATTGTATAATATAATTTAACGGTTCTGGGTCATATATATATACAAAAGGCGATACTGCTGTTTCTGGAAAAAAACTTTGTAACGTTGATGATAAAACATTATTCTCATATGCTACTTTGAAATTTATTGTTATTTGTTGCGATAATTGATAAAATGCATTTGCATTTATTGTTGTACTATTTGTCTTAGCATCTGAAAATATAACATTTGACAAGTCTACGCAATTTTGAAAACACAACGAACCTATATTAGTTACTGACGGAGGTATTGTTATTGTTTCCAAATTAGAACATGTCGAAAAACATTCAGAGTTTAAATTTTGTATAGATGGTGGTATAGTAACTGTTTCTAAACTAGTACAACTTTTAAAACTTGCATTATTTAATGTAATTATAGTTGAATTGAGTGGGAATGTTAATGATGATAATGATGTACATCCATTAAAACAATTTGTACCAATTGTTGTTACTGCTATTGGAATTGTTATTCCAGTTAAACTAGTACAATCTTGAAAACAATTATTTGTTATAGTTGTATAACTTGAATTTACGGGTAATGTAATATTATTTAAAGCAGAACAACCAACAAAACTAGATGCTCCAATTGATGTTATTGAATCTGGTAAATATAAGGTCGTTAATAATGGACAACTATGAAAAGTAGATGTTCCTATGGTAATTAATGATGTATTTACTGGTATAGAAATACTAGTTAAAACACTACAATTTTTAAAACATTCACTTAAAATACTTTGTACTGTCGTTGGAATACTAATACTTGGCAGGGCAATACAATTTGAAAAACAAAAATTAGGCAATGTTGTTATGCCAGTTGGCAATGTAATACTAGTTAACCCAGAACAATCAAAAAAACAATATTCTCCAATACTTGTAATTGAGTTTGGTAATGTAATGCTCGTTATTGAAGCACATCCGTTAAAACAATTTGAGTCTATACTAGTAATATTTGAACTTGACGGAAAAGTAATTGTAGACAAACTATTACAATCTTGAAAAGATCCACTACCTAATGTTGTTATACTGTCTGGAATTGTAATTGAAGTTAAACTTACATTACCTTTAAACATATTATCGCCTATTGTAACAAATGCTGGATCAGTTGGCAATGTTACACTTGCTAAATCAGAACAACCGTCAAACGCACCATCACCGATTGATGTAACTGTTGATGGAATTACAATTGCGTCAATTGTAGAACAACCTTCAAATGCACCATCGCCAATTGTAAGAAGATTTGTAGAATTTATAGTAATTGATCTTAGTCCACTGCACAAAATAAATACAAATGATAATATATATTGAACACTTGCTGGAATTATAACTCCTCCACCACTACCACTACCGAGACTTCCACACCCCCCAAAACAACTTCCACTTAATGTTGTTACACCATTAGGTATAATTATCGTTATAATTGCTATACATAAATAAAAAAAGTATTCTTCTATGATTGTAATACTGGTTGATATCGAAACTACAGTTAACCCACTACAACCATAAAAAAAGTACGACCCCATTGTCGTAACTGAATTTGGTATACTTACATTATTTAATATTGTACATCCATAAAAAAAATGTGACCCCATTGTTAAAAGATTTAATCCAGAGAATGAAATTGATGCAAGTGAAGTACAACCATAAAAAAAATATGTTCCCATGGTAGTTACCGACGATGGTATACTTATAGTTGACAAACTAGTACAACCTTGAAATATCCTATTATCCATAACTGTTATTGTTGATGGTATTGTTATACCAGTCAATGACGTACAATTTGTAAATGTATAATCATATATTCTTGTAATACCTGTGGATAATGTTATTGTGTTTAATAAACTGCAACCATAAAATGATTGCCCTCCTAAATATGTTACATTATTTGGAATTGTTATACTTGTTAATGCAGTACACTGTCTAAATGCTTGGTAGTTTATTGTTGTTATTGTCGTTGATATTGTAATTTGTGTTAATGATGTGCAAGCATAAAAACATCCATTATTGATAGTTGTAAATCCAGTCCCTATTATAACTGTAGTAACTGTAGATTTCAATACAACATCACTCGACGATACTGTTGTTCCTGTTATATACCGTTTTGTACCGTTACTATAATTTATTATTGTTGTTGTATTTGGTATTACTGTAAATTGATATGTAAATGGCGTTTGTGCTGGATTTTGAAAATATGCTTTTAACTGTGTAGATAGATCACTATATGCAGTTGTATTTAAAAATGAGATTGTTATTGATTGTGTAAGACCAGAAAATGCAGATGATTGCATTACAGTAAGAGTTGAACTATTTTTTATAGTTACCGTTGATAAACTTGAACATCCTTGAAAACAATTTGTTCCAACTGCTGTTATATATGATGGAAATGAGATTGAAGTTAATCCACATGCATTAAATGCTGAATTTCCAAATGAAGTAACTGTTTCTGGAATACTTATTGTTGATAATTGAGAACAACTCTTAAAACAATTTATTGATATTGATGTAAAAGACGAATTAGATGATGGTAATGTTACACTTGATAATGTTGTACAATCTTCAAAACATGATTGTTCTATAGTTCGAATATTATTTCCAATTGAAATACTTGTTAACGATGAACAATTTTTGAAACAATTTTCTGGTAAGTTTATAAAACTAGATTGTGTTGAAAGTGTTACGCTTGATAAACTTGTACAATTCTCAAAACAAGAATCAGAAACGCTGGTTATTAATGATGGAAATGGAAAACTACTTAATGATGTGCAATCCTTAAAACATGATTCTTTAAGATATCTAATTTGTGAACTAGTCACGGTAGGAGTTCCTAATGCTGCATAAGATACTGTTGTTAACGCAGTACAACCCATAAATGCGAACGCCTCAATATAATGAATACGATATGGAAGAGTAATACTTGTTAAAGAGGTACAATTTCTAAATGTATTAGATTGTATTGTATAAAATGATACATTATAACTTAAACTAATACTTGATAAATTTGAACAACCTTGAAAACATGATTCTCCTACACTCTGAACGGATGATGGCAATGTAATACTTCCTAATGTTGTACAATCTGCAAATACACTGGTTCCTATAGTTGTCACCGATGATGGTATTGTAATACTTGGTAAACTTGAACATCCTTGAAAACATACATTTCCTATTGTATGTAATGACGTTGATAACGTTACCGAAGTTAAATTTGGTAAATATGTAAATACAGCATCATTAGTTATCGATGTAATTCCATTATTCATTACAATTGTTTTTATTTGTGTTCTATCTTGATTAGTTGTATTTCCTATACCACTAAAATCACTATTATCTAATGCAGCACTTGCGGATGTTATCGTAATTTGTGAATTGTCAGTATATGTTAATGTTACGTCTAGACTTGTCATATTAATATATTAATATATTATTAATATATTAATTATACAATTTTAGTATTTGTATTAATATTTTTATTAAATAACTTGGTTTATATTAAATAACTTGGTTTATATTAAATAACTTGGTTTATATTAAATAACTTGATTTATATTAACTAATATAGATGGAGTTTCCGGATAATTTACATTGCTTTCATTCATAACTAAATAATTGTTGCTATCTCCATAAATATTTAATTGTAAATAATCATTTTCAGTTAAACTAATTATATCATCATACATAATTACTTGTTGTGAAAGCGTAGAACTATATGCCTTTTTATTTGAAGTACTTATATTTGTTCCATTTACAGATAACCATATATTTACACCAGTACCTCCGTTAGAATTACATTGTGCAGTATATTGTATATTATATTTACTTGTCGTAGGTATTAATATTTTATTATTCCCAGATAAATCAATACCACCCGTATTTATTTCTTCTGTAAATGGTATAACATATGGATATGTATTATTTGATATATCGGTATTATTTAAAAATGATCCATATACTGGGTTAAAATTAACAGGACCAATTGCTCCAGTACTTCCCTTTTCTCCGCTCTGTGTATGTGTTATTTGCGTCATTGTTAATATTGCGGAAGGTATTAATGGTCTATATTGTGTTTCTACCAATGAATGTAATGTAATATTTGGACTATCTGTTTTTACCACTATCTCCAGGTAATCATCTTCATCAAATGTATCAATATAATTCCATGCTTGAACTACATAATTCAATGTTAATGTTTCAAAATCATTTTTATCATCCATTAGATTCATCATAGAACTTATATTATTTATATTACTATCACCACCATCAATTGATGAAATATCTGTAAGTATATATGTTATTCCGCTGGATGAATCTCCAAGTGCTACATTTGTACTACCACTCGTTCCACCGCACCCCCATATTGTTTTATTTAGCGTACTTGTGTTTTCTGTTATTAATAATGTATGTTCACTTCCGTTAGAAATATATAACGGCGTTTCATTTGTTAGCATATCAATTTGCATTGACGTTAATATATTTTTATTTACTATTGACGATGAACTCAATCCTAATTGTCCATAATCTCCTCGACCAACACTATATAAAGTATTATCTGTCATTAATGCAATGTTATGCGATAAACCACTTGATATATATTTTGCAATCTTACCACTCGGCATTGTCATTTCGGTTAATGTTGAATTATTTGATGTTTGTGATGACCCTATACCTAAACAACCTAGATAATTGTATCCGCATCCCCATATGGTGCCATCATGCATTAAGACAATTGTCGAATATTGGTTACATGAAATATATAATCCTTTTTTTCCGCTTGGAATAGTTGTCATTTGGGTTATACTACTTTTGGAAACAAGTGTTGTTATACCTAATTGTCCATTTGTATTATTCCCAGTACCCCATATAGTTCCGTCATTCATTAACACTATTGTAGTGTTATGACTGCATCGAACCGAGATTGATTTTACGTATTCAGTTAACATTGTTATATCCATTTCTTGTAATGTAATATATGGTCCGCTTGTTGTTCCTATGCCTAGTTGACCCACGCTATTGTCGCCAACACCCCATATTGTTCCATCAGTCATTAATACAATTGTATATTGATAATTAATATCATCATATCCTCCGCACGAAAATGATTTTACTACCTTTCCTGCAGGTAATAACATTTCTTGCAATTCAGTATATTGATTATTTGAAGTATCGATACCTAGTTGTCCTTTATTATTATATCCTGTTCCCCATAATGTTCCATCTGACATTAGAACCATTGTATATAACTCAGTTCCAGATACAGAACTTGCAATTTTATTAGATGGCAATAACATTTGTGTCATATTATAAACAGTTGATGATGTTTCGCCAGTTCCTAATTGTCCATATTGATTATTTCCTATACCCCAAACAGATCCATCATTTTTTATTAAAAATGTATGTGTTAAATTCATTGTATGTTTTAATATATATTAATATTTAATAATATAATATATGTTTAATGATAAATAATAATCATATATTATATTATAATAAATGGGAGTTGCTCCATCATCTAATTCAGGTATCGGTAAAAAAACAAGCAGCGCATTTAAAGGTATGAGTTTTGGACACGACACGGGTGATAATAAGTCCACCACCTTAAATCCAGAAAGAAACAAATTTATTGAAAGTTTAAGGAATAGTAGCAAATTTAAATGTTTTTTACAAACCAACATTAAATCTCAATGCAATAGTAATACTGATCCATCTAGTATTAAAACTTGCATAGAAGGAATTGACTTAAGTAAAGTTGATTTACAAGGAAGTACGTGTGAGTTAAAAGAGAATGTTGAAAATAAAGAATTTGATAATGTAATGACAAACATGTATGAATCATTTCTAAATAGCAATATACCGTTTGAAAAAGGATCAGTGCCTGAACCTAGAGAATCTGTAGAAAAATTGGCTGAAAATGTACTTGCGGGATTAAATGCACCACCACCAGGAGAAACACCAGCAGATACAACAACAGCACCACCAGGAGAAGCAGCAGCACCACCAGAAGCACCAGGAGAAGCAGTAGCACCACCAGAAGCACCAGCATCAGAAACACCAGCATCAGAAACACCAGCAGCACCAAAAGCACCAGCAGATACAGCAGCAGAAGCAGCAGCACCAGCAGCAACAGCAGATGCAGCAGCACCAAAAGCAGATGCAGCAGCACCAAAAGCAGATGCAGCAGCAGTA